CGGGCTTGCAAATTTCCTTTTCCTCTACGACAGGAGCAACCACCGAAGGCGCTGGTCTTTTTACGGGCTTCTTTACATTAGCAAGAATTAGCTTGTAAGCGTCTACTTTGTCGGCCGTGACACCGAATACACCTTTGAGTGTCCTAGAGGCTGTGAGGTGTACGTGAGGGCCGGAGGATTGACCTGCGGAGCCAAGCAGTCCTACAGTCTGACCCTTGACTAGCTTTTGTCCAACCTCGTAGCCGGGCCTGTTGTCCATATGGCAATAACCTAGATACCAAATTCGTCCGCGCTTATCCATAGCGGTCTGAACTACGACCCAACCTAAGACGCTGGAAAATTGTATGAGGTGGATTGTTCCTTTTGCTATTGCCGGAATCCGGGTTCCACGTGGCCTTGCCCAGTCCGTTCCCGAATGACTTTGCATGCCGTGCGCTCTGCGATAAGCACTCATCTCACCGTAGTGAGCGGTTATGTATTTAGCGTCATAGGGCAAGCGCCAATCGGCTAGTCGCTTAGCCACTTAGTAGGCTCACTAACGCGACCGCCACTGCTCCTAGTGTTGCACCATAGACACCGTAGACAAGTCGAGCAATTAGCTCCACTTTGGATAGTCGAGTCTCCATGTTGGCAACCTTTTCCGGGAGATACTTCAAGCCCCGTAGCTCTGCGAACATTTCAATTTGATTCTCGTTGACTTCCATCAACTTCTCATAAACTTGTGCGTTAGTAATACGCACCGAAGTTGATTCGTCTGACATGGTTACTTGACTTCCACTACCTTGACAACGGCTCCACCTGTATCAGAGATGCAATACAGCGTGTCGTCTGCGTTGGTCTGAAAAACAGCGTTGTTGGTTTCGCTTAGAAGTATCCCGGTGCTTGCCGATACGTCTGAGCCTCCAACATAAGTTGCAGCGCCTTCGGTTCCAGACTGCAAGTAAACAACCTTGCTAGAAATGAATGGCCCTGATACTGCCGTTATTGAAGTGCCTACTGTTACGCCTGTTGATGTTACTGGCATTAGATTTCTTCCTCTACTGGTTCTGGTCTAATAGCTGGGTGAGTATCAGGTGAGTTACCTGCCACAAACTCACTTAGAGGGTCTACGAGTGAGGCGATAAACACCTCAGCCCAATCGGTTGCCTGAGCCGCGTCTGCCCACGGGGTTACATCTGGCCAGTCTGGTTGGAACATAAAGGGTGCGCCCTCATCGCCAATAGTGACGTTATCCCAAATCCTGATGGCGTTGTCTGTGTCAATTTCAAAGCGGTATCGTGTCATTATTTTCTCTTTCTGTTATTATGCCGTCACGCCGTTGATGTGCCTAGACCCAAACCCTGATGTTCGGCTAGTCCAAGTGATGCCATCGGGTGAGGTTGTTAAGGTACCGCTTCTACCGAAAGCGATATAAAGACCATCGCCGAATGTCACTCCAAGGATAACAGTAGTTCCAAACCCTGATGTTCGAGTTGTCCAAGAACTGCCATCGGTTGAGGTTGTCATTGTTCCGTCTTCACCTACAGCAACATAAAGCCCATCGCCGAATGTCACGTGAAAGATACGAGTAGTACCGAACCCTGATGTTCGGCTAGTCCAAGAACTGCCATCGGTTGAGGTTGTCATTGTTCCTGAGTCACCGACAACCAAATACAGCCCATCTCCGTAACCCAAGCCTCGCATACGAGTAGTCCCAAACCCTGATGTTCGGCTAGTCCAAGTGATGCCATCGGTTGAGGTTCTTAGTAAATCGGTAGCAAGAGCGACATAAAGACCATCTCCGAATGTCACAGCATCGATATTAGTAGACCCAAAACCTGATGTTCGGCTAGTCCAAGTGATGCCATCGGTTGAGGTTGTCATTGTTCCGTCTTGACCGACAGCAACATAAAGCCCATCGCCGTAAGTCACGCCATAGATACGAGTAGTCCCAAACCCTGATGTTCGGCTAGTCCAAGTGATGCCATCGGTTGAGGTGGCTAACTTTCCACCCTCACCGACAGCCACATAAAGACCATCGCCGTAAATCACGCCATAGATACTACCGCTAGTCCCACCCCCAAACCCTGATGTTCGGCTAGTCCAAGTGATGCCATCGGTTGAGGTGGCTAACTCTCCATTGTTACCGACAGCAACATAAAGCGCACTGCCACCATCCGCTTGTGAGTTTAGTATCCCCAATAAAATAAAGCTCATCTAGACTGCCGCCACATTCCCGATTAGTCGGTACTCGTCAGTGGCTACGCACAAAAGCGTAACGGCTGAATACTGAGCGCCGATTGTAAAACTGCCCGAAGTTGTTGAAACTTCTGCCGCCTTGATTGTTGCACCGCTTGCCGCCACAGTTAGCTCACCTGCGCCGTCTGCAATGATGTCTACTCTTGCCCCAACTGTGAAGTCTGTGCTTGCGTTTACTGTGACCACGGTTGCTGAACCGCTTGTGAATTGAAGTGTCTTGCCTTCGTCTGCTGCTGTGGTAAGTGTTCGGGCAGTCGTTGCGTCTGTTACAAAGCTTGCGAGTAAGTCGCCTTTGGCGTCCAAGTCGTCTTGCAACCCTGTCACTTGCGAAACTGGAATAGTCACGGCAGACAAATCAACGTTTAGAGTCACATCGCCACCTGTGCCGCCACCTGTTAGCGCAGTTCCAGCTACTACCGAAGTTATGTCTCCGCCTCCAACCCAAGCAGAATTGTTGTAAAGCTCCAAGGCGTTAGTGTCCTGCAAGTAGCAAGCCATCCCGTGAAGCGGAGAAGTTATTGAGGCGTCCCTAGCGGCTGCGTCTGCAAAGACTGAAATTACTTGGTCGCCAAGGTAGGTGTTAACATCCGCTGCTGCGAGAACATCCCCGGCAGTCCAAACTTTTCTAGGCAATTATTACTCCTTATTAGAACGCCAAGGCGTTTCCACTATCTAGCTTACCAAACTGTGCGTCGTCTAATACGAACAAACTGAATGCGAGTGTCGCAAACCCTAATGATAAGACATGATTTACATTGTCGACCGAGTGGTCAATTCTTATTACTTCAGCGTACTTAGAAATTGCCGGAGAGATTCCGTTCGGCGTGAACTTTATTTCAACAACGTCGTTTAACTCTAATGCTAATGCAAGTGCCTGCTGTTCGTCCGTCCGCTGGTCTAGCAGGATGTCGATTGAGTTGAACCTATACTCCGGCTCCTTGTATTTGTTCGCATAGAACTTGGACATTTCAATAAGTTCGTTGTCGTTGTTGACAAGTAAGCCTGTTTGGTTTAGGGAAAAGATTCCATAAGTTTGTATAGATTCTAGCGACCTAGCGATTGCCTGCGTCTCGGTTATGGAAGAAGTAAGCGCAATCTCGTTGTGAAGATTCTCAGAGCCGTACTCGACAACAATGTTTGAGTAAGGAATACCAGTTCCATCGTCGGCAAGTGTTACTCCTCCTGAAGACCCCGGAGTACGACGGTCACGGAAAACAACCGAGCCTGACTTTGAAATAAAGAATGAGCCGGGTTCTGACTTTTCTATTGTCCTGAAGTAAGCAAGCGCGTTTGTGTCTACTGGAATTGAGTCCGCGCCAAGCTCCATCGCTCCGGTTTCAATGTCTCGTTGACCTGCAGGCCACTCTAGTTCTGGAAGGGAAAGAATGGTGTTGATACGGTCGCCGGAAAACTGAACGTCGTTAGTTCTTGCAGATAAGAACTGAGTTGCGAGAGAAGAAGTTGCATCCGAGCAAGCTGCTGCTGCCGTGCTATCCCCGTCCGGATTATAGAAAAGGTTCCAGTCGTCAATCAAGCCGAAGAACTGCAAGACGCCTCCGGAGCTTATTCGAATTTGGCGCTTAGGAATAATCTGTCCGTAGAACTGAGACGCGGCGTATTCAGGGTCGAAGGTTCTGTCGTTATTATTGAAGACTACGTTTGCAAGCCCTTGGTCGAACTGGTCTAGCTGTCGGTTCTTGCCACGCTGAATTGAGATGCTTTTAACTTTGTCCGTCACGTCATAGAAAAGGGTTCCACCTAGTAGCCACTCGGTGTTGTCTAGGACTCCTTTAGTGGTGTCGTCTAGTACAAAGAACGGGCCTCGTCCGGTGTCTGTAAGGTCGAACCCGATTTCGACTAGCGGTGTTGGAACTGCCATTAGACAGGACTCACAATAACTTGTCCGCCGCCTGTGACGTACTTAGCAACAGTGTTACCCAAAGACTTTCCAACCATCGCTAG